CTTTTCTTCTTCAACCAAGTTCCCAAATGCCAAAGAGCACGAAGGCCAAACACAACAGCAATAACATAGGGAACGCCTACCAAAAGAGTAACAGTCAAGCTATACAACAAATCATGCGTCATTTCAATCTCCCTTTACCAAAAATATCAGCAATAATCTTTCCAACATCAATAACAGCATCAACGCCAGTATCAACATACTTCTGTGTAACCTGCTTATCCGTATTACGCTTGGAAGTATCAGAAGCATATTTCTGGGCGGCTCTGGACTGGTCAGCAGCATAACGAGAAGCAGAGCTAGACTGAATGGAGCCAAACATAGAGGCCAGCTTTGCGGCATCGGCGGAATACTGGGCGGCGGCCCGGTGCTGGTCTGCGGAATAACGAGTAGCAGCAGCTCCCTGGTCGGCAGCGTAGCGGGTGGCTCCGGCATGGATACCAGCAGAACCAAGGGAAGCGGATTTGTTAATCTCTGCAACAATCTGAGACATGGCAGTATACTTGTCCGCAACAGCTTCCTGGGTACGAGCATTGATGTTGGCACTCTCAAGGGCCTGGGACGCGCTTACAAGGCTCCCTAAGAGGTTTGCAATGGCTCCGGAGGTGGAGGTATCCGTATCGCCTTTAGCGCCGCTAGAAGTCACGCCAGAGGCCGTAGCGCCGCTTCCTACAGCAGCCCCGTTGCCATTCATAGCAGAGAGCACAGGATTAAGACCAGCAGCCATCAAATCACGGACTTCGCGCTGGTGGGCGGTATTGGACATCATTTCTTGCCAAGAACGATTTTTTGCAGCTTCCTCAGCATTGTACTGCATAGCTTTTGCATTCTGCTGCACTTGCCATTCTCTCTGAATTTGGGCCTGCTCTGCGGACCATGCGTTATTTGCCTGGGCAATACCTTGCATACGGGAAACCTGGTCGGCTGCATTGTTAATTGCTGCATTTGTAGCCATAGTATAACATCCTTTCTAAAAAGTCAAGAGGCCCCCGAAGGGGCCTCCGGGCTTAATGGTGGTCGATAAGGCCGGGAATAGAGAACATCGGCATAGGCCGGGTGCAAAGGTTCTTCACATAGATGTCGGCGAAAAATTGAGCCGCAAGATTATCAGACGCAGCGAGTACACGATTGACTGTGCTGGAATCTTCCTGAATCCATTCGGCAGACAAAGAAGGGAGCTTGCTATAATCGTCGGCCAGGTGCCATACATCCAGGCTATGGGCGTAGCTGGAACGCATCTCTCCAGTTACACGGTTAGGCTTATAGCGATACTCTGCCCATGCTTCCTGGTAACCAAAGACTTCATCATCCTCAGCTGTACCTTGGGCATAAAGTTCCTTGTTCTTGATAGCCTGCTCACCGATATTCGCGAAAACGGGCCAATAGAAATCGAACTTGTCCTTCCGGGACCAGAGACGGTCTAGACCCTGCTGGTAGGTATGGTCATAGCGGGCAACCATAACACCGATGATAAAACCATGCTCCGTGAAGGACTTGGTAAAGTCAGAATTAGTATCCGTAGTCTGAGACATACCGACAACCGTACCTTGCGGAGTAGTAGCGGACTCAGTACCGGACTGCTGAATTACCTGATTGATATTAATGGGAACACGGTTACCACCGAGATACTCGGGACGCTGCAAACGGGCATCCGGGGAAGTCACACCGAAGAAGGAGCGAACCACCTCAGTATAACGAGAACCGCCGCGGGCCTGACGCTCATAGAACTTCTGAATCTGGAAGGCAAGGCGAAGCTGGTTAATGGTGGCAGAAGAAACAAGACCGTCATTAACAGCAACAAGACCAGAACCCACAACACCTGGATAAAGCTGCATCTGCTCTTTTGTAGCAACACCTAAAACGCGTGCATGACCACCAGAATCTAAAGTAAATCCAGCAGTAGCATCAACAGAATCACCAGCCTTAATACCAGCTTTCGAAGGTACACGCCCAACATTAACATAACCGGTATTCAAAGCAAAATTAATCTCAGGAGAGGACGAAAGCCACGGGTCAGTAAAAGAACCGTCATAGAGAAAAAGTCCATCACCTGTACCATACACAGGCAAATTAGCACCAGAAGAAACCGGAATAGCCACATCCGGGCCTTTCTGAGGAGCAGGGAGAGCACTGGTAAAGTAATCATGATACTTACCAGCCTTGTAGGGCTTGCCACCCTTCGCAACGTCGGTTACGAAAGTAGCAGAGTTAACACCAGCCACAGTAGCATCGTCCACAGGAACAACAAGAGGATCTTGTAAATTTTCATCTCTGAACCACTCATTCATGATAAGGGCATAGGCACGGAAGGGGAGAGCGGAAACACTGAGGTTTGCAACTCCAGTGGGGATACCGAAGTAGTCGGCAATCGTACCAACTTCCCAACCAGTATCAGCGGGACTGGTAATCTGGGGCATGGCGTACTCCGTCTCAGGAATCCAGGCGCTTTCCGTGTTCTCACCGCAGAACTCTTTCCAATGCTGCCACACAAGGCGATTGGGCACAAAGAAATAGTAGGTATCCAGGTAGAGGTTATCCATGAGGGGGGTTAAGAGGGTCTGCATCCGGACAACTTTCGAGGTTTTCACGTTGAAGGTATCGCCGGGGAGTACCTCTTCCAAGAAGAAAGGGACGATATCACCTGTATTGAACGTGGTCTTCACGCTAGAAGAACGGTCAAAACGGCTCCGGGAAATGTCTACACGGGGAAGCAGGGAAAAATGGGATTCTGTATTCCGGTTCATTCTTCAACCTCCTTTGCAGGTTCGGGAGTGGGTTGGGGAGTGGGTTCAGGTTCACGCTTGATACCGAGCTTGTCCAGGAAGTCAGGCTCATTAGAAGAGGCCAGGAACTCAGTGAAGCTGTGACCAAACTTCTCACGAATTTCAACGGGCAGAGCCATGAACTGACGCTCCATCTCATTCATATGATTGAGAGCTTCGGCATAGGTCTTGGGAAAGTCCAGGACATCACCATAGAAGCCCTGGGCCTTGGAAAGGGCGTCTACATCACCACGGGCATAACGCTCCATGAGGACGTGAAGGTCTACACTCTCAGCATGCGATTGAATCTCCGCATAAGTATCAATGCGGCCAATCTCATCCAGTACCACGCGGCCTTTCTCATCATAGTGACCACCATAGCGAATGTGTTCACGCTGGCCGGGTTCGGCGTGAATGCGGTCGTGAGGGTCATACTGCGTTCTGAACATCAGACATCCTCCTTCAAGACATTGGAAGCATCGGCAAGCTGCACAGGGGGCCACTCAGGAATAATCTCACCATGCTCATTGTCAAACTGGCCGACACGCCAGAGCGTATAGTCTGCGGAATGGGAGCGAAGCAGAGAGTCCGGCTGGCGAACAGCGTGCTCAAAGTTGCGAATCGCCGAAGCATCATTGTAGTCCACGTTGGCGGGCATGAACGTAGTCTTGGCGTCCTTGATAGCATAGATACCGTAAGTCATTTTACATACCTCCAAAAAATCCGCTGAGCGGTTGTAATGGTCTCCACTTCATCCACCGTATAGAAGCGGCAGAAAAAAACACTGTTGGGGTCTACGGGGTCAATCAGGGCCACAAAAAAGCCCGGGCCTCTGCCTTCAACCTCTGTATAACAAACAGACTTGAAGCCTTGCTTAGTCAGCATAGCACGAAGAGAACGAGACAAACTATGAAATACACTTTCACTCATAGCCTGATACCTCCACGGAAGATTTTCGGGGCGATATTGACCTTCTTGGACTTGGCGGCGGTGCGCTTGAACACACGCTTATCAGTAGCCTTTCGCATCTTCATAGCAGATTCCTCCTTAATGATTTTATTTTGTCTGTAAAGTTCTGCTCCTCTACAGCAAGTAACTCGTCTAACTCAAGGGATGTTTTCGAGAGCTTGGACTTCTGTGCATCCAGGGCAAGACGCTTCTTAATCTCCTTCAACTCCTTGGACCTTACTGAGTCTTCAATCTCGAAGAGCTTCTCGAAGTAGCGGGGGGGTCTAAACTTGCGTCCTCCTTTTGGAGTTGAGATGTTGATGTAATCCGAATCAAAAACTCCAGGATGTGACTCATAATAGTCACGCGCAATGCCAGGCCGGCGGGACATGAGACTAAACTCAGGGCAAATACGGTGCTTTTCATAGAAATCGTGCTCCTTTCGATTTAACTTCTTGGTAACATAACGGGCGGTGTAGGCACATGATTCCCACGTGACTTCACCGACAACGACAAATCCTATCGGATTGCCGTCAGAATCAAGCCAACAAGACTGCAACTTGGGAGAATTGTAGTAGGTGTAAAGTTCACCTCCTTCACGAACTGTCTTATAGGGCACCAGGTCATCCAAGTGCAGGCCGAAGATAATAGCGTGATAGTGGGGGCGGAACGTCTGGGAGCCATACTCACCACAGGCGAAGAACCGAATATGGTCATCCGGGAAGCGGCGACGGATGCGCTTCATGAGCAACTGAAAATCTCTCTTCCGAAGAGTGAGGGAAGGAATGGCTTCACCAGTCTCCGGGTCTGGGTAATAGGAGCGGGGCACATGGTCATCATCGTAAGTAAAAGTACAGAACCAGGCGGCATCATGAGATTCACGTTCGAGCATCAAACGGTTGGCCCACTGGCGGGAGTACTCAATGCGGCAACCGAGACACTGGCCGCAGGGGAGAGCAATAGGTTCATACTTATCCATCTGGTCGGGCCGGGGATTGAACTTAATAACTGCTTTTCCGGTCTCCGGATTGACGAACTTGGACTTATAGGCGTATACTGGATGGTAGCAGCTCATACCAGCACCACCAAATCATCTACGAACCAAGCAACTTCACGATCGCCTAACTCCTTGAGAGCCGTTTCAATGGGAATAAGGTTGTAGGAAATAGCTTCTTCATCCTCAAAATGGATATCTATACAGGTATCCTTACACCAACCGTAGTTGATGCTGTGCAATTCGAACAGCGTCAC